ATAATTTATATTTTAAAATTATTTATGTTATGAGGTGGAATGCGGCTTTGTGCATACATTCATAATAGAAGCAATAAAAAAAATAAGGAAGACGTTTTACACCTTTGCACATTTAAAACGCCGATTTTTACTATTAAAATGATATAATAATTAAACAATATTATAATATGTAAAGATGGTGTTATACCTACCAGTTGATTTACCCTTTGAAAAATGGTATTATTGAATTGATTACTATGTTATCAGAACATTAAGCGTAAGCTAGCTAATCAATTTACAAAAAAAACGAATTCATACATAGTACACGCTATGTTATAACCAAATTTTTATTATCTTTTAATATTTTTTTGCTGTGAAAATCGGCGTTTTAAATGTGCAAAGGTGTAAAAGAAACTAAAGCGAAGAACATGAAGGATAAAATCCAGAGTGAGATTGCTAAGTTGGGTGAGGAAGGTTTCGAGAAGTCGTGGGGGTGATTATTAAACGGAGGGGAGGAATATATGGCAAAGAAGTAATTTTTTGTCATTTCATTAAAAGACATTAAGAATAAGATAGATTTTGTATACTAAGGTATTTTTAATAATATAGATACATATATCTTATGTATAAAATGAATTTGGATATGTTAGACTATAATATTTTATTATAGTTTGCTTCTCAATATGAACTGATAATATAATATAATAATATAATAATATGGATAAAAGAATAAGAAGTCCTAATAGCAGTGGTTCTTCAAAAAAAAGTAGTAGTTCTTCTAGAAAAGCAAAAAAGCACATACAAAACCAATATTATTAAATTATGGAATTGAAATAGAAACTGTATTTGAATTAATAGATGAGTATAATACATATATTTATTTCGCTTCTTTCTATGAGGAAAAAACAGAAAAAGCAATAAAAACATTAATATTATATTTTAAAATTTTAAAATATAATATTATACATTATAGCGAATTAGATGATGAATTTATTATAAATTTAAAAATAATATTAGAAGAAAATAGTATATTTAAAGAATTAGACAAAATAATTACATTTGATGAAACTGATGAATTTTCTGAAATAGAAAATTATTTAAAAAAAGAATTTGATGATTTACATGTATTTATTAACATAAATCAAGAAAAAGCACTTAACTTGAGTGAAATAGATATAAATGGTTTTGCAGAACTAATGAATATATGGAAGGAATTTTTAAGTAATGGAATAATGATTATTAGTTATTTAATTAAAAAAACTAAATTAAAATTTGGATTAAATAATGATACAAATATAAATAATTATGGTAATAAAATACTTAATGTATTATTAAATGGTACTGAAACACCATTAGAAGTTTATGAAAATTTCAGTAATATATTTAATTTAACACATTCAAAAGTTAAAATATATAATAATAATGATGATATAAATGATTTTTATAGAAATACACAAAATAGAGAAGATGAGATATTATTAAATTTAACATCAGATCCAACTGTTAATTGTAATAATAATAAAATATATAAAACTGTTTCTAATGCAGAATTAATTGATTATAAATATTTATTAAATTGTTGTGAATTTTATAACACAAGTATTTAAAACTACAGATGAAATAGAAAGTAAATTATCAATATTTTTTAGTAATGATATTATAAAAAATCATTATATAATTGTTCTAAAACTTCACAACATGTTCATATATCTTTTAATATAGAAAATAAAATTATTTTACCTGATATATATATAATAATAAGTATAGTTTGTGTATGTTATTATTTTCAAGATGAGATATTTAAATTATTTTTAATAACTCGAACAAATAATTTATATTGTTCTAAACTTAATTTTAATTCTAGTTTAGAAAAAGATTTTTTTAATATTATAAATGATGATGCGAATTATAATGAAAATTTTTTATACTGATGACCAAACAACAAATAAATTAAATATATTTTTCTGGTTAAATTTAATGAATTTATATAAAATCGCAAATAATAATAGACCTTATACTATTGAATTTAGACTTAAACACGGTTCTATTGATGCAACTGAATTAAAAAATGTTTGTATATTATATGAAAATATAATTAATTATCTGACAAAATTATAAAAAAAACTAATATAATAGATTGTAAAATAAAAATAGATGAAATTATAAGACAAGATGCAATTAATATTTTTAATCAAAAAATATTATTAAACATATATGAATATTTTAAAGGTCTAAATAAATTAAATACATTATTAATTGAATCTAATCAAATAAACGGGGGTGTTTTAAGAAGTAATACTACTAGAAATAAAAATACAAGATCATTAAAAATTAGAAATAGAAGTGCTATAAAATCTGAAGTAACTATACAAAATTATATTAGATCCTTAGAAACTGAACCAATATATAAAAGAAATTCATTTGGATTTAATTATATTGGTAATGGATTAGATAATCAATTAAAAATAGAAATTTATAATAAATTATCTGAATTATCAACTAAAAAAAAAGTAAATGAATATTTGAAATTAAATAATATATATATTAAAATTGATTAAACCATTTTATTTTTCTTTTTCTTTTTCTTTATATTATATATATAGAAATAATGAGTGAAAATTGTTATACTGAATATTTCTTATGTCTTCTATCACAGACATTACTATTTCATTGGTGCACTCCCAAATATTCTCATCATTTAGCATTAGATAAAGTACATGCGTGTTTACAAGACCATATTGATAAGTTTGTGGAGGTTTGTCTAGCAAAATATAATAAACAACCAGTTAAAACTTTTAATGTTAAAATGACTGCTACCAGTGATTGTAGTAATCTTGTTAGTTATTATGAAACACAAATAAAAACTCTAAAAAAAATAAAAACATCATTAAAAGATTCAAGTGAATTGCAAGGAATAGTTGAAAGTATGATTACAGATATAATACGACATATTTATTTACTAAAATTAGAATAAATTATATTTAAAGATTTATTATTAATATCTTTATATCACTTTTTAATCTAGAATATTGTTATTTTTTTCAATTACTTATATTAAAATGTAAATGTTTCTAATTCAGGTGTATTATCTATTAAAACATTAGCACAATTAAATTTAGTTTCAAATGAACATATACCATATTTATTATTTCTATTATTATGACATTCACGCATTGGAATATCTACATTATCATCTTGTTTTTCATATATAAATACGGTATTTATTGGTGTTAATATTTCAAGTTCATCTGGTGCAAATGATACTCGAGGTAAGAATAATACATTAACATTTGCTTTAATAACTGTTTTATACATACATTTATTAAAACTATCTTCAAAACCTTTATAATATCCAAATGATTTATTAAAATTTAAAGAAAATGAGCTAAATCTACCAGATATAAAAATATTAGATGTTGGATCGCTATAACTATGAATATAATGTTTATTAACACCTCTGTAACAATATATTTCAGATTGAGTTTTAGGAGCTTTTAAAATTATAATATTTATATCTTGAATAAATATTTATAAATATTAATTAATGTCATTAGTACCAATAAAATATAATATATCATCTAATAATTTAACTCTATATAATTTTGGTTTAGGTTTTGGATCTAATAAACCTCAATTGAATTTATCTGATTATTATGCAAATTCATCATCTAATTATATTGGAATACAATCATATTCTATTGGAATTAATACACTTCCAAATATAGGAAGTACAATTTCATTTAGTTCATTTAATACTAAACAATCATTACCTAATAGAATAACAGATTTTACATATTTAAATAATGCTTCTTATAATTTATCAGGAACAGCTTTTAATACAGCAATGTTTTCTGGATTGCTATCTGGTGATTCATGTTCATGTAATGGTACATCTGATTCATATAATAATAGAACAGCATATGGAACAACAAGAAAAGTAGTAATGGTTAGTAATCAATTATTGAGAGCAAGACCTGGACATACTATAACTATCAGTTCAAGAATGGGACAAGCTGGAGTATTCAGTGGTTTTAATTGTCAATTTTGGTTAAATACAACAGGAAGTTATGTGAAAATGTCTCAAAACTTATCAATATCAATATCAAATGGTTCAACATCTGCTTCAACATTTGTAATACCAACATCAACGCTAGAAGGTAATTATGCTTTTTGTATAACTTTATCTAAAGTAAATATTATAACATTAACAGCTGCTTCTTTAGCAGCTACTTATCCTGCTCTTTATGGCAATATTACAGTTGATGTATACCCTTTGCAAGTATATATTTAAGGATATTTTAAAATTATTTTTATATGAAACTTTTATTATTTGGATATAAAGGGTGGATTGGAAAACAGATAGTTGAGCTATTAAAATCAATATCTGATAATGAAATTATAACAACTGATATTAGAGTTGATAATTATGATGAAATTGATAAATTTATATTTGAAAATAAGCCAGATAGAATTATATCAGTAATTGGGAGAACTTATGGAGATAATATAAATTCAATAGATTATTTAGAAAAAAAAGGTAATTTAAAGATAAATATAAATGATAATCTATATTCACCTCTTAATTTAGCATTAATATCAAAAAAATATAATATTCATTTAACTTATATGGGAACAGGATGTATATTTAATGGTTATGATAAAGAATATTTAGAAAATGATGAACCTGATTTTTTTGGTTCATCTTATTCAATTGTTAAAGGTTTTACAGATAGAATTATGAAAAATTTTGATAATGTTTTAAATGTAAGAATAAGAATGCCTATTACAAATGATATTAATTCAAATAGAAATTTTATTAATAAAATTATTAATTATAAAAAAATTTGTAGTATGAATAATTCAATGACAGTTTTACCAGATTTATTACCATTATTAATAGATATGATAATTAAAAAAGAAATTGGAACAATTAATTTAGTTAATCCAGGCTATATATCACATAATGAAATTTTAGAATTATATAAAAAAATTAAAAATCCTGATTTTACATGGGAAAATATAACAATAGAAGAACAAAATCAATTATTATTATCGGAACGTTCAAATAATATATTAAATACAGAAAAATTACAAAAATTATATCCAGATGTAAAAGATATCAAAACATCAATTAAAGATTTACTTCTTAATATAAACTCTAGTTTTATTTAAAATAATATATTTTTTCTTACCATCATATCTAATAACACGTCTATAAACTTTATTTTTAAATTTATAATCAATATATTCTTTATTATTTTTACCTCCACTTATTGTTGTTGGCAACATTCTTATAGAATTTTTAATCTTATTAGAATAATATCCAATTGTATCCCTTAATTTTGGATCATTAATACTATTATATACTCGTTCAAGTCTAGTTAAAATTATACTAACCCAAGTTATACTTGTTTTCATATCATGAAACTTAACTCTTAGATATATTTGTTCATCATTATTTGAAATACTACTTATTGCATTATTATATGAACTGTCGCAGTTATTTATATGCGTTAAAAAAGATTTATATACATTATTAAGTTGATCAAATATATTATTTTCAAATTTTTTATAATAAAAATTTTTAATATTATATATATAATTATAAAAAGTTTCTCTATTCGTATTATTTAATGATACTATATCAAATCTTGGTGATACTGATGTTTTTTGTATAAATAATACAAAACGAGTATCATTTAAAATTTTATCTATTTTTATGAGATATTCTATATATTCTTTTAAATCATTTCTTATATACTCTATAAGTTCAACATCTAAATATGACTGTTTCTTTTTAAATTTTATATAATCAATAAAATCATTAATAATCTTATTTTTATTTATTTCATTTAAATCAAATGGACTATAATCATTCATATTCAATATTAATCATTTAAAATAATTAATAATACATTTGAAACTTTATTATAAATATCTTTATTTAATTTTTTTATAAATAATCCTTTATTTTTAGATAAATTAAAATAATCAATTTTATCAGGATTTTTTCTTAATATTTCTAATGCATTTTTATTTGATGATAATATTTTCCAATTAATTTTATCTTCATTTTCTTTAAGTATCTCAATAGCATTTGTATTCATAGATAAATAATCCCAATTTATTTTTTCTTGATTTTGTTTTAATAATTCAATAGCATTTTTATTCATACATAAATTTTCCCAATCTATTTTATTTAAATTTTTATTAATTAATTCAATTGCATTTGTATTCATAGATAAAATACTCCAAATAATTTTATCTGGATTTTGTTTTAATAATTCAATCGCATTTTTATTTAAAGATAAATTATACCAAGAAATTTTATTAGGATATTCTTTAAGTAGTTCAATTGCATTTTTATTAAATGATAATAAATCCCAATCAATCTTATTAAGATTTTCTCTAATTAAAGAAATTGCATTTGGATTTAAAGAAATATTACTCCAATTAATTTTATCTTTATGTTGACTAAGAATATTTATAGCATTTGAATTAAATGACAATAAATTCCAATTAATTTTATCTATATTATTTTTTAATAAATGTACTGCGTTTTTATTACCTGATAATTTAGACCAATCAATATAATTTAAATGATCTTTTTCTAAATAATAAACAGCATTTTTATTTAATGGTAATAAATGAATATGTAATCTTTTTTTATTAATCCATTCTAATATCTCATATTTTTCTTCAATTATATATGAAGCAATTATAGAACATATATCAGTATTCATTATTATTGATTTTTAAATAATGAATAATAT